GTTGAGATCAAATATGGTAATTGTGGTTCCGGAATCAACTGTGGAGAAATCAAATTGATAAGTCCCAGTTGCTGCAAAAGTAATCACATTTGCAGAGTATCCTTGAATGCCGGTGGTGCCTAGACTCACAGCAGCTGGCAGTGTCAGGGTGTATGCTGTGTTGGTAATATTCACAATGACTCGCAGCACACCTGATGTTCCGCTGGCTGGAAAATTGTTGAAATTCAAACTAACAGAGCCTGTTGTGGAAATAAATTGATATTGTCCAGCGCTGTAGTCCAGTGTGATAGACCCTGACGTTGCTGTGTTTGGAACATATGTATAACTGACATCTTGTAGTTTGACAGCGTACATCAAGTTGTCTGCCATGTTGTTGTTGAGCGTGGTGCCTGTCAGTGCAGCCTTCAACACAACCTTGCTTTGTAAGTCGTCTATTTCGCTTTCTGCATATTGAAAATTGGTTTTGATATTGGTAAAGTTGTCTCTAAAGCCCTGGGTGTTGTTGGGCACGCCGGCCACTGGATAGTTACCGTCGACATTGTTTGGGTTGATTTGGCTGGTCATTTCGTAGTCCTTGTATTAGATATTTATTCAGACCCAGAAATAGCTAAATAATCCAAAGGTCCGGAGCAATGCAGAAAAAAACTCGAAGTATTCTAGAAGAATTGGAATCACTGTATGTAGAACGTGATCAGCGCTTGCTGATTGAAAATCGTGCTACAAACGTGATTGCCAATGCCATACGACTAGTAGAACAGATTGAAGCTGAGTATGACGCTGAGGCAGCAGAAAATCTCACAAGAAAATTACTCAATGCCATTCGCACCAAAGACGCAGGCAAGTTCTCGCGTTCAGTAAGGAGAACCCATGCAGATTCATGAATTAACACGCAAACGTCCCATCAAAGAAGCATCAGTTGGCGGAGCACTTGGTGGAGCAGCCAGCGTAATAGGTGGTATAGCTTCGCAGTTGGTCAACAAAGCTGCCACTTCACAAGGCTTGAATCCAGTGTTTGGCGGTCAACAAAAAGCCACTATATCCGGAGCTCAATCTGCCGCAACAGCAGCCAATAATCCGCTGGTCAAAGGTCTAGCAACTGCTGCACAAAAAGAATGGAAACAAACTGTCAGTGAACTGATGCAAAAAATGAAAACTCCGGCTGGTTTGATGGCAACTCGTCCAAGTGAACTGCCACCGGCCCAATTACAAAAGGCACTGGGAGACCTGGTGTCAAGATTGATTGGCGAGCCTTATGAATCTTTGGAAAATAGCATAAGTGCAGAGGCACGCAACGGAAAAGGCAAACAATACGCAGCTGAGTTGAAAGATACCATTGACGAACAAATTGCTGCTATCATAGCACAAGAACAAACAGCTGACAAACCCGATCCCAACAAAGAGTCAGCATTGTGGACCACACTGGCCCAGGCAATTACAGGTGCCAAAAGCGAAATAGAGTTTAGTGCTAGCGGTGCTAGCGGCAGACAAGGTGTTGCTGCTCGTCCAGGACTGCTGCCGCCAGAGGCAGAGCAACTAGCAGATGAAATGAAAATGTCTGACCAAACTGTTGCTGACTTGCAAAATTATATCAAACTTAACGGCAACAAAATGACTCCTGCCCTGGCAGCACTACTGGGGGTCAAATGAATCTGATCGAAGGCGGTAACGTATTTAAAGACAAAATGGGTCTGCCACTGACACAGCGCATTGAACAAGGTGATATATCCGGCACTGTGCAGTGGTTAGAAACTGTGACAGGTCTAGACTTGACCAGCACAGAAGATCCTGGCACAGGTTATCCTGTGAAATGGCTGGGCAGCACCGGCAAAAAACCGTCATCAGGAGACCTGGATTTGGCAGTTGATAGCAACGAGATATCCAAGGCTGAACTAAAAGTCAAACTAGATCAATTTGCTACAAGTCAGGGACAGGATCCAAGAGATTTTGTGCGTATGAGTGGTGAAGCTGTGCATTTTAAAACACCCATACTTGGCAATGCTGACAATGGTTTTGTGCAAACAGATTTCATGTTCATGCCCAATGTTGAATGGGGAGCATTCTTTTTGTCCGGCGGTGTTGATTCTGAATACAAAGGCTTGTACCGCAACATACTCATGAGTTCAATTGCCAAGAGTCTGGGTCTCAAAGCATCTGCCAAAGGTGTGTCTAGTAGAGTAACAGATCAGTTGATACAGGGCGGACTAGATCCTGACTACGCTGCGGAAATTCTACTGGGCAAAGGTAACACTCGAGACAACCTAAAAAATGTTGAAGCTATTTACGCTGCTCTAGCTCGTGATCCCAAACGTGATGCGAAACTGGAAGACTTCCGTCAATATCTTGCTAGAGACAACCTCAAAGAACCGTCAGCATCAGTTGCTGAAGATGATGTAGGATTTCTGGGACGCCTGCGTGACCGCATTGTGAATCGTGGCTATGTTGCTCTAGTAGAAAACAACATGATTGCAGAAGCTGCTGCACCAGGCGTGGGCGGTCGTGCCAAAGGCATTGAACACCTGGAAGATTATGTTTTTAGAGAAGGTGTAGCTGGCATTATCAAAGCTCTGGAGATAGCCCAACATGCTGCAGAGTCTCCGACAACTACTACCACTGCCAAGTGGGACGGCAAACCTGCTGTGATATTTGGCCGCAAACCTGCCACAGGTGAGTTTGTGCTCACAGACGGTTCAGGATTTGAAGCCAAGGGCTACGATGGTCTTGCCACAAGCCCACAAATGATGGCAGATATACAAAGCAACAGATCTGGAGACAGAACTGACTTGATCAACATCTATGCAACACTGTTTCCAGTGCTAGAAGCTGCCTTGCCCTCCAACTTCCGCGGTTATGTCAAAGGAGACTTGCTGTATATGCAACGTCCTCCTGTGGTAGCTGGCAACTATGTGTTTGAGCCCAACACCATTGAATATCGTATCCCTGTCAAAAGCTCCATGGGTCAGCGCATTGGCAACAGCGACATAGGTGTTGCTGTTCATAGCATGTATGCTGATGTTGGCGACTCACGCCAGCCACTCAGCGGTGTAAAATTCAATGAAGTCCCAGGACTGTTATTGGAACGTCCGGCTACTCCCAACACACTAGAACTAGACGATGGGATTGTAAAACAACTCAATCAAATTGTTCGCACTTACGGATCTAGCATGAAAACTCTGTTTAATCCAGCTGAGCTTCGTACTGCACAAATCACAGATTTGTTCAAGCTGGCAGTGGATTTTATCAACACCAAAGTGGGTGCGCCCTTGCAGCCTGCCAATCAGTTGGTAATAGAATTTGGCAACTGGTTAAAAACCAAAGTAACTCCGCGCAAGTTCAACAACATTGTGGAATATTTGAACAGTCCCAGTAGCAACATTGAGGCCCTGGGTGCAGCGTTTTATGCATTTGAACTGCTGCATGCACTCAAGATGCATCTAAAGAATCAAGCAGACGTTGCCAATCCTGGCGGCGAAGGTTGGGTCATGGCCACGCCTGCCGGCTACAGCAAACTGGTTTCTAGGTTTGAACCCACTGCATTTGCTGCTCAAAATCGAGCTAGAAATAACCCGCAACAGGCGTGATTTTTCCAAACTGACTAAATAAAAGCAGGGATCATGTGTCCCACTAACTTAAAGGAAATTTATCATGGCAGTATTAACAAAAACAAACGGTACCACACAACCGTCATTTGCAATCGACGTAGCAAACGGTTCCATCCTAGGAACAGCCAACGTGGCAGCTCAAGGTCCAGTTCAGATCCAAGGTCCAAAACTTGACTTCTTCACTTTGACAGCTAACGCCGCGTTGACAAACGCTGGTAACGTTAACGGTTACTTGAACAACGTGTTGACTTCGATTCAACAACTTGGTACAATCGCAATTTACCAAGCAGGTGCTACAGCTGGTACAATCAGCTTGGCTATCTATCCAAGTGGTGCTTACACCACATCTACTCTGGTTGCTGCTGCTCAAACAGCCAACGCCACAGGCGGCTTGAACATTGGTATTCCAACTGGCAACGTTTCTGGCACAGCTAGCTTCACTAACCTGTAATCAGTTTAGACCCACAGCAACCCTGGACGTAAAAAATCCAGGGTTTCTTTTTGGCCTTAAATATCTGTCTAATGAGAATACAGTGCCGAACACTTTTTGATTGCAGCTACACAGGCGTTACAGGCAGCTTCCGCACTAGCATGATTCCGTTTGAAGACAAGTCAGGACAACAGATACTAGATCTTGCCGACTGGAATCGCAGCAGAAATCAACAGCGCAACTGGGAAACTTTGTTGCAAATACTAGGACTCAAAGCACAACCCATAGACCTGGTGTTGCCTGTTCATCGATCGGGCACATGGGAATTTGAATTTGCCATAGAATCAGAAGGCGTTTACTTGGTGGGCAACAATCCTGATCCACTGGCTGGCCTACTACAAGACTGTGACGGGGTGCCAATGCTGACAGGACTCACTGAAACAGCACAAGTTGAACGCAGTATTTCTACTCACGGTTCCAATCAAAACATTTGGTTTGTGCTACTAAATAATACACTGGAACAACAAAATGGCTGATACCACCGACATTGAAAAGAAAAGTCTTGAAGCACATGTGGAATTGTGTGCAGAGCGATACAAAGCACTGGAACTGCAATTTACAGACGTCAGGTCAGATATCAATGATCTCAAAATCATGGCCGAGAACACTCATAGATTAGTGCATAAGATGTCAGAAAATCGCAACAGTCAAGTGATCAACTGGGGTATAGGTATCATTGGAACCTTGCTTGCAGTATGCGGTTGGTTGATAACGCAGTATGTCAAAACTCTATGACTAGAGAACAAAAGCTAGAACGTTTTGCCGAACGTGAATTCAAGAGAAATCTTGACAACATGATTGTGAAAGATCATGATGGTAGCTATATTGTGTTTGGCAAGTATCGTGTGGCACAACACCTCTACGGATACATGGTCAGCACTTGGTCAGATGACATACACTGCTTTGACAGCAAGCGCAATGCTGTGAGCTGGTGTGTGGCAGACAAATTTAATCAACTGACATTGGCCAACACTATTTTGAATCTAGACCGTAGAAAACAAACATTAACAGCTGATATCCATTGCCGTCAAAGCATAGGCAGACGTAGTCAGTCAACTCACTCTTATGAAATCATAAACATGAAAGTACAGCCCAAACAAATTCTGTTAAATTCAGTATCATCTGAATTGGAGAAATGTGTAAACTCGGCTAAATATATGCAAATTAGAGGATTCTCAAATGAAACTGCAAGAACTAGCGGCCCCTCAGCCAAGTAAACAGATCGCCAAAGTATTCGAAAGCTACTTTGGTTCACGCATCAGCTTTGACCAACTTAGTCGTCGTCAAACTGCTGGCATGCTTGATCGTGTGCGTGGCCTACTGGGTGAACACCAGAACACCACAGCTCGCCATCACAGTGAAAAGAACCCCAGTTATCTCAAACTGGTAATGATGGAACAGGCTCTTCGTGGACGTCTCAAAGAGATGGATGCACCTGGTGCCAACGGACAAGTTGATCCGGCTGCTGCTGTGGCCAAGGTCAAGGATCCCAAGCTGGCTGCTGCTCTCAAGAAAAGCACCGCTGGGCAAACCCTCAATCCCGACGAACAAAAGCTGGTGGCTGGCGCTGCACTGATGCAGGCCGAAAGCTATCGTCGTCGTCAACTGGGACGTAGACTAACCGAAAGCGAAGTGCAACAGGCACAAGTTGTGTTGGCAGCCCAAGACATGGTTGACAAGATGCAAAGCATGCTGGAAGATGTATCTGAGTTGCAATTCAAAGAACTGCCAGCCTTGGTTGATTCGATAAAAAATCAAGTTGGCATCGACCAAGCTGCACAATTCAATGGTGACGCCAGTGCTGCGCTGACTGGATTGATGCAAAATCTGCAGGCTGCCAAGCTACAAATGGATCAAGCTCTGGGTGTGGTCACAGGCACTGCACAAGCACCAGTTGATGCTGCTGCTGACGGTGCAATGGCCGGCGCCGAAATGGGTGCTGACCTGGGCGCCGAAATGGGCGCAGCTGATGATGTTGCTGCTGACCCAGAAGCCGAACCACCTGCAAGTGCTGGCCTGGGCCGAGCACGTAGATAATGAAAATATTTGAAGTCGACGGCGGCCTCTCAGAATTTACTCCCAAGCCTGATCAGTTGATGGGCTTGGTCTCATTTCTTAACGGGCGAGCCGAAGACACTGGCAGTCAAAAACAAATCAGTCAACAGGCATTTATCAGTCTGGCTCAGAGCCTGGACATCAATGTCACTGACCAAAACGTTGCTGAATTGGTGGGACAACCCCCGCTGAGCAATTTACTGGAACCGCTGGCACCAGACTCTCAGGATCCAATTGTGTTCAAAGGTGGTGAAGCGCCTGCACCAGCCACAATGCCAGTTAACAAAGCTCAGAACATTGTGGCTGCCGCTGCCAAATCGGCAATGAAAAAAGATCGCGGCGTTTAACACCAAACTGTATTGACATTTGTCGTTAAATACCTTATAATCAAACTAAGGAAAAATTTTATGGCATATTCAGAAAAAGTTGTAGACCACTACGAGAATCCCAGGAATGTGGGCAGTTTCTCCAAAGAAGACACAGATGTGGGCACAGGCATGGTAGGAGCTCCGGCCTGCGGTGATGTGATGAAACTGCAAATCAAAGTCACGGATGGAATAATCACAGATGCAAGATTTAAAACATACGGTTGCGGCAGCGCGATTGCGTCAAGTTCGCTTGTTACTGAGTGGGTCAAAGGACGTACCCTTGAGCAGGCGGAAACGATCAAAAATAGCGAAATTGCTACTGAGCTTGCCCTTCCCCCTGTTAAAATTCATTGTTCGATACTTGCAGAAGATGCCATCAAAGCGGCGGTAGCTGACTACAGGATCAAACATGATCTCGTTCACTGACACTGCCCGAAACAAAATTAAACGATTGTTAGAAAAACGCGGTGGCATAGGCATACGTCTAGCAGTAAAAACCACCGGGTGTTCGGGACTGGCCTATGTGCTAGAATACGTCGATACACATGCCGGTGACAGCAGCACTATAAATTATGCTCAACCAGATTTTTCTGTACTGGTAGATAAAAAACACGAAGTGTACCTTGATGGCATGAATGTAGATTATGTTCGTCAAGGTCTCAATGAGGGTTTTGAATTTTCAAATCCCAACGAGCGCGACCGCTGTGGTTGCGGAGAAAGTTTTAGAGTTTAAATGATAGTCAACCGATACAACTACGCACCCATCAATAGAGAAACCATAGACGGCAAACGACACTACTGCTTGCCCGACGGAACCAAGGTACCTAGTGTAACCACAATCCTGGATCGAACCAAGAGTGAAGAAAAACGTCAGGTCTTGGCCAACTGGCGCAAGCGAGTAGGCGAACAAAAAGCACAAGAAATTACCACAGAAGCAGCTAGTCGTGGCACACGCATGCACAGCTATCTTGAACACTACATGCTGCATGACGACATGAAGCCCTTGCCCGGCAATCCTTTTGCACATCCTTCATGGTTCATGGCAGCAGAAGTTATTCTGCAAGGCCTGTGCCATGTGAATGAATTTTGGGGTGCAGAAGTTCCTGTTTATTATAGTGGGTTATATGCTGGTACCACAGATTGCTTGGGGGTGTGGAAAAACCGACCTGCTATCATGGATTTCAAACAGACCAACAAGCCCAAAAAGCGTGAATGGATTGATGATTATTT